TACAAAACTTTAGTAGTATAGCTGGTGAAGAAACTGCTGCTGGTAAAGCCTTTGCGGTTGCTGCTGCAACTATTAACACATATAGAGGGGTTTCTGATGCACTTGCTGCGGTTACAGTTACACCTTTTGAAACTGCTTTAAAATTTGCTAATGCTGCTGCAATAGGTGTAGCGGGTATTGCTAATGTAAAAAAGATATTAAGTGTACAAGTACCAGGTGGTAGCGGTGGAGCACCAAGTGGTGGAGTACCAACAACTACAACATCACAACCACCAGCATTTAATGTAGTGGGTGCAAGTGGCGAAACACAATTAGCAGATGCAATAGGTAGCCAAACACAAAGACCAGCAAGAGCATATGTAGTAAGTAATGATGTAACAACTGCACAAGAAATGGATAGAAACATTATTGAGGGTGCAAGTATATAAATGCAAAATTAAAAACTAAACACGTTATATATTTATGAATGGCTTTGTTTATTTATGGGAAAATACAGAAAATAAAAAAATGTAAAAACAAAATTTTTAAATATGTTTAAAATAATAGAATTAGTACTTGACGAAGAACAAGATGATATTGGAGTAGATGCAATTTCTATTGTAGAAAGCCCAGCTATTGAAAGTGATTTTGTTGCTTTAAAGAACCAAGAAATAAAGTTAGCAGAAGTAGACAAAGAAAAGAAGATACTAATGGGTGCTTTATTAATACCTAATAAGCCTATTTACCGCAATGGTGGTGAGGGTGAGTATTACATATACTTTTCAAAAGATACTATTGTAAAAGCATCTCAAATGTTCTTACAGAATGGCAAACAAAGTAATTCAACATTAGAACACAATCAAGCATTAAATGGTTTAACGTTGGTTGAAAGTTGGATTGTAGAAAGCAAGGAACAAGACAAAACTGCAATGTATGGTTTAGATGTACCAGTAGGTACTTGGATGGGAAGTGTGAAAGTAAACAATGAAGATGTTTGGAATGAGTATGTTAAAACAAATAAAGTTAAGGGTTTTTCTATTGAGGGTTATTTTGCAGATAAAATGGAAGCACCTAAAGAAAATGTTGAAGAACAATTAAGTGAAGAATTATTAAGTAAAATTAAAAATATATTAAATGAAAAGTAACATACAAAAGGTTTACAGTAAACTACCAAAACAAGAACTATCTGCACATAAAGTTGATTTAAATATGGTAAGTGATTTAAACACTGCATATAATGCTTTAATAAAAATAAAAGATAAAATGGATGATGATTTAGCAAAAGCAAAAAAATCTGCAATTATGGGTGATAGTGGAATAAATAATTTTAATAAACTATTTAAAAACATTGAAGAAGCAGCAAAATCATTAGGTACAAGTGTAAAAGATTTAAACTTACAAAAACTTGTTGGGGATGTTAAAAATATGGAAAAGGAATTTAATAAAGTAATTGAAGCATAAATATAAATAAGTATGAAAAGTAACATTGAAAAAGTTTATAGCAAACTACCAAAAACAGAATTAGCAGAAGTTGAGTTGGCAACACAAAAGGTTGAATTGGGTATTGCACAAGATTTTGAAAAACAATATAATGATGCAAATAAATTAGTTACAAGTGCATATAATGGTTCTTTTAAAATAGAAACTGCATTAAAAGATATGTTGGATAAATATGATGCTGCTGGTAAATCATTTTTAAAAGCAAATGCAAGATATCAAGAACTTGAAAATGCAGCAAAAGATTTAGGGGTTGATTTAGATGGTAAATATAAAAACTACAAATCAGATATTTCTAACACTTTAAAAGAAATTGACAAATCAAGCAGAGAAATATTAAAAGCATTAAAAATGCAATTTGTAAACTAAATGCAAAGAAACAACAAAAATAAAACATTTATACCAAGTAGAACATCACCTACTGGCGGTGGTCGTGCTTGTTTATGTTGGGACACTAAAAAGTATTCTATTTCTTGTTGTGATGGTTCTATTCAAGCACAAGGCATTGGTGTAATAACAAGAACAGACTGAAAATGCAAATTTTAATTTAATAATCGTTATATAAATAGTATGAAAGCAAATCAAATGTTAAACGAAATAAAAACACTTCTAAACATCGAGGTAAAACTTGAAGAACAGAAGTTAGAAAATGGTACTGTAGTAAGTGCAGAAGCCTTTGAAAAAGATAATGAAATATTCATTGTAACAGATGATGAAAAGGTTGCAATGCCAGTAGGTGAATATCTTTTAGGAGATGGAAGATTGGTAGTTGTAGAAGCAGAAGGTCTTATTGCAGATGTTCGTGAAGTATCTGATGAAGTACCAGCTAAAGAAGAAGAAACTGAAGATTTAGAAGAAGAAGTAAAAGAGGAAATGTCTTATGCTACTAAAGAAGAATTAGCAGAGGTTAAAACAATGGTTGAGGAAATCAAAGCTATGTTAGAACCAAAAGAAGAAATGAGCGAAGAGGTAAAAGAAGAAGAAGTTAAAGAAGAACTTTCAGCAGTTAAACCAATTAAGCACAATCCAGAAGCAAGTACACCACAAAAGAAACAAGTACAATTTGCCAAAGGACAATTTAACACAACTTTAGATAGAGTATTAAGTAAATTAAACAAATAAAAAATGAATAAAAGAAACGTAAATTTAGCAACTACAACTAACATCACTACTACTTATGCTGGTGAGTTTGCTGGTGAGTATATCGCAGCAGCTTTATTATCTGCATCAACTATTGATGATGGTGGTTTAACAGTAAAGGCAAACATTGCTTTTAAAGAAGTAATTAAAAAATTAGCTACAAGTGCAATAGTACAATCTGCATCTTGTGATTTTGACCCACAATCAACTATCACACTAACAGAAAGAATTATTGAACCAAAAGAACTACAAGTTAACCTACAACTATGTAAGTATGACTTCGTTAACGATTGGGAAGCTCAATCAATGGGTTATGGTCTTGGTCAAACATTACCACCAAAGTTTTCTGATTTCTTAATTGCACACGTAGCATCAGAAGTAGCACAGAACACAGAATTTTGTATCTGGCAAGGAGATACTGCAGCTGGTTCTAACAACTCTTTTGATGGGTTTGAAAAACTAATTGCAGCAGCAGCAACTGCGGGAGATATTCCAGCGGCACAACAAGTAACTGGAACAACTTTAACATCTGCAAACATCATTGACGAGATGAGCAAAGTAGTTGATGCTATTCCAGCAGCACTTTATGGAAAAGAAGATTTATTTGTATATGTACCAACACAAGCAGCGAAGCTCTACGTGACCGCATTGGGAGGTTTCGGAGCAAATGGTCTTGGAGCAAATGGTGTAGCTAATATGGGTACACAATGGTGGAACAACGGAAGTCTTTCTATCAATGGAGTTAAAATATTTGTATGTCCGGGAATGTCTAACAATAAAATGTATGCAGCACAACGTTCTAACTTATACTTTGGAACTGGGTTACTAAATTCAGCACAAGAAGTAAAAGTATTGGATATGGCAGATTTGGATGGAAGTAACAATGTAAGAATGATACTCAGATTTACAAGTGCAGTACAATTCGGAATTGCATCTGATTTAGTAGAATACGCAGCATAATTAATAATTAATCAACAAATTAGGGTAGGTGGAATATATCTGCTTACCCTTTTTTTTTAAAACATAAAAAACAATGGCTTGTACATTAACAACGGGTAGAAAACTACCTTGCAAAAGTGCTTTTGGTGGCATTAAAAAAGTATTCTTTGCTGATTATGGTGACATTACTGCAATCACAGTAGATGCACCAACTGGTGAAGCAACATTTACGGGAACACCAACTTGGTATGAATATGATGTAAAAGGAAATTCATCTTTAGAAACTACTGTAACAAGTAGCCGTGAGAATGGAACAACTTTTTATACTCAAACTTTAAACCTAACACTTACTTATTTAGATGCTTTAACGCAACAAGAACTACAAACACTTGCAGTAGCAAGACCATACGTAGTAGTAGAAGATTACTACGGTAATAGTTTCTTATGTGGCTTTGAAAATGGTATGGAGTGTACTGGTGGTACAGTCGTAACTGGCGCAGCAGCGGGTGATTTAAGCGGCTTTACACTTACCTTTGAGGGTATGGAAGAAACTGCACCTTATTTTCTTGCGAGTGCAGTAACTGGTGATGCAGCACAAGTTGACCCAACTGCATAATTAATATTTATTTTAAATTGAAAGCATCCTTAATCGGGTGCTTTTTTTTTGTTTTTACAAATTACTATTTTTTAAACGTTATATACATAGATGATATTATTCTACCCACAAGATACCAATAGATTTGTTTGCATACCAAGAGAATATGTAACAAGTGCTTAT